CGGGACTCCTCTGCCAGTTTTATTTGCATTTTCCTTAATTCGTATTTTAAAACTTCCGTTGGGATTTTTTCTGAATTCATAAAAAAGTTATATCATACTTTCTGTTTGTGTAAAACTTAGCCTTTAGTTTAGTTTGACACGCAACGGGGCAAATTGGGTGGGGTGGGGGCGATCGAAACACTAGATCTAGTTATTGAGGCAATCTAAGTACCTAGATGTTGTGGGAGACTGTATTCAGGTGAGTACCTGCTGCCTGGTGAACGCTGCTGCGAAGCTGCCTGGCTGCTGGTGAAATGGCATAAAAAAAGGGGGCTATATAGCCCCCTCGCCGATCCTTAAGGAATTAAGTTATCTCGGTAGTTTTTCTCTTAGTTTAGCCATAACACGCTGACCCCATTCACTAACGTAACGTGGTGCGTTAGGGTCTAGTATTATGCTTTCAACTTCAGACTCTAAAACTTTGTACAAAGCTTTCCAATTAATATTATCAACGTGGCTTTGTTCAGTAACAGGTTGATCTTCAACTGCTCTGACACCAAAGGCATTATTAACTGCTGATAATTGTCTTGATAAGTAGTCATCATTATTCGGCATTTTGATTTCTCCTTTCTATCTACCTTCTTACTCCCATTTTATTTTATACTCAAGAACTTTATTTCTTTCTTGTGGATAACTTTTTCGCTTGACTTTCATTAGAAACTACAGACGTCGGGAACAGCAGACGCATGTGCTACGCCCTCACCCGTGGTGCTTGTGTATATATATACTTATACTTGGTAATGGAGATGGAGAATGGAGATGGAAAATGCAGACGTAAAAAAAGGGGCGAGTAGGTCGCCCCTGTTCAATCTGTTTAGGCGTAATCGGAACTAAGCAGAAATTCTGAAATCAGCTACTTCATCGATCGTAGCTTTTTTGTTTCTTGATACTGTGCCTTCCGATAAAGGCATAGCTTGTATTTGTTTATACTGCGTTGGTACTTTGCATTGATGATACGCAATCTCGCCGAGTTTCTCCTTGACCAATTGCGAGTCAATCTTAGCACCCAATTTTTGCGTGACATGAAGAGAGTAATCCTTTCCATGTAATAGGTTTGCGTTTTCACTCATAGACAAGTCTATCATCAGTTGTCTATTAACTTTAATAAAGTCTGCTAGAACTTTCTGCATTGTTAAGGCTCTGCCGTAAGCATCAACGATAGCTTGTTTATTTCTTTTACTTACACTAGCTGGGCTTTGTTGTGCCTTCTCTAGTACTTCTAATATATTAACAGCTTTTGACATTTTATTTTCCTTTCGTCTTTCTGGTTAATAAGTCTTATATAATCCCATTTCATTAGAAGTCAATAGTTTATTTTTATTTTTTTTTCCACAGGACAACTTCAGCACCCGAGCCGTACCCCAGCAGGTTGTGCTTCTGTATAGTATACTTATACCTGAAGCTAACCAATGGAGATGGAGAATGGAGATGCAGCTGCGGCATCAGCCAAACGTGCTGCGGAACAAGAGCCACAGTATTAGCACTGTAGCTCCTGCTGCGGGATGATGCGCAGCGAATAGTAAAGCAATCAAAAGGATCATAGTGCAGGCACCATTTCCTGCATCTGTGTCCAGGCAGCTGCGTCCTGGTTCACCAGCAATGAAGCGCCGTCAAACCAATCCATATACCAGTACTCGAGACGATGTAGTTCGCGGTTCTCGTTCACGTAGCCCCTGAGCTCGTCGCTCGGCCCGCCCCAGCTAAACTGCCAACGCCAGTACCCTTCCTTCTGGTTTTCAAATGTATTAGGCGGTACATAGTCAAAGCTTAGTGCCTCAAAATCTGTGCCATATCTTTCTAGGTCCTCTTGTCTATCTTTCCACTGTTCATCTACCATCTCGCTGCAGGTGGGCTGTTTCTTTATTACTGTTACGGTTTCCATCTTGTTCCTTTCTTTTGATGGGGATCGTCTTATAGCACTAAGTGCATCGCAACCCCCAGGTAAGTATATAGTCCCATTTCTTTTGATAGTCAAGACCTGAGTCAAATTTTTTTTCACACGCACTTCCATCCGCAGCTGCACCTGCAGCATGCTTCTGTATATACCTTACGCTGGTTGGCCTCTGGTAATGCAGGTGGAGAATGGAGATGATGTAATACCATCCTGGTTCCTGGAACAGCTGCCTGGTGCGCTGCGTACCAGTTTCTTCTATGATGGTAAATATGCTAGGGTCGTAGCCAATGTAGAATGGAGGCTACCATCTCCTGCCAGGGCTGCGGGACCAGCTCCTGGTTACTATGCCTCTGGGATAGCGGGTTTCTGTAATGGGGAATGGAGAATGTAGTGCTGAAGCTCCTGCCACGCTGCGGGGGACGCTGGCAGCGCCCATGTTTTATCTGCGTGTTTGGGGGACAATGTAGCGATGGAGGCGATGGAGGACGAAGAAAATATACACATCAAGCTCTCTCCGAGGGTCTGATGCATAATAAAACTTCTTCCGCCTTGTCTAGCATGGCTAAAATGCCACGATTTTTGAAAGGGGCTTAACTTTGCTTTGTTGACTTTTGTTGACGTTTTAAGTTCCAACCAGAACATTACACCATCTTTACAACCATAGCAGTCTGGGACACCAGGCAACGCCCAACTTTCAATACGAGTCCAGAAAACATCTGGCATATTTTTCCTAATGGACTGCCATAACTTTGATTCTGGCTTCATTAAAAGTACATCATGTAAATAACAAACCCAATCATAATCGTTAGTTTTAAATTAAAAAACAATAGTAAAAGAACAATCAAAAGCAAATAACCAATCACGGACACCTCTTCATCAGTTCTACCATTTGATTATAATACAACAACCTAAACTCAAAATCTTCAGCAGTCAGGGCTGCACGCCTCAAGTTCTCTATCCTACGCCAGAACAACTCGTCGGTCATAGGTAATGCAGTATACTCATACAAGTCTGGTCTAATTATTACTAACATACTTTCTCCTTTTCTAGTAGCAAGGGGCACCCTATTGTCTATTCCCTCCGTTCTGTTTCTTATGTTGGGAGAGCTACTAAAACCTCTATAGTCCCATTCTATTCTATAATCAAGCTTTATTTTCTAATTCTTTAACTTCCTCAAACGTAGTTTCAATACTGTACTGTTCCTTCAAGTCCTGTAGCTTCTTCTCAACCTCTTCTCTAGACATAGAGTCGATCGTACCTGTAAGTATTTCTTTCTTATCGACATACAACCCAGCAATCTGTCCACGCCTGGTTTCCGCAGCTACGGCAGCGTTCCAATTACCTGAAGCAGACGCTTGATCTCTGATTCTTGCCAATGTAGATAAAGACCTCTCCTGAGTACAGCGATACCTTTCAACGTTAGCTCTCACCTCAGAATCAATAGCTTTTGCAACAATAGGATACAGCTCAGGGTTCTGCAACCTGGATGCCAGCTCAGTAGCGCTCTTTTTGCTGTAACCAGCTTCTATTGCACACTGCGATGCAGACTTCAAACCCTCTGAATGAACAATCAAAAGAATAAACTTTCTCTGTTTTGGTGTTATTTTAGGATGAAACAACGCTTCTGACAAAGGTTGTGGTATATATACGTCTTTGTTTTCTTCTTCCATAATGCACCTTTTCAATAGATGTTTTTCTCAAATAATTATTATATTACTAAATATTTCCGAGAAATGCGAGTTTTTTTCGTAAAATATAGATAGTTTGTAACTTGTAAATAGTTGTAAGTTACAAGAAGTTACAAAAAAAGGTAAGTATTCTGCTACTTGTAACCTTGTAACCTTGTAACTTGTATTTTACTAAAAAAATATTTTAAAATAAATTTCTCATAGAAACATCTATAGAGAACGACGTTTATGCAAACATCTTTGGATCTTGACTAACAACTCTCAATGCTTTTTCTAAAGCTTCACGTCCATCAGTCATAATAATCTCCCATTCGGCTGCAGTATATGCTCTATCATGTTTAGGATTGTAAAATTTTACATTGACATCACCGCAGTGACGACACTTATAAACTTTTCTTACTGGGCTTTCTGGTAGTTGTGTGTACATACCTTTTGATCCTTTGTAACGGAAATAAAACCACATTCTCGGGTAAATTTTCTTTGAAGTATATTGAATCCATGACTTTCATGTTTTCTAATCTATCGTATTGACTCGTGGTCCGTGATGCGAGGATCGCGTCCAGTAAGTCTCTCTGCTTTAATATCTCTTGGTCACTCATAAGCATCTGTTTCAGCC